AAATAAGTTTGTCAAGTAAAAAGATTAAAAATATACACAAAAGTTTTCGATAAGACGCATCGGTTCTACCTATAGCAACATTAGTAGTGGTTATAATAAATAAAAATACTCTATATTGTGTTTTTTCTGTTGACATATACTTCATAGCGTGGTAAGGGATCAGTATTAATCTTGGGAGTCCCTCTGACCTGAGATAAGATAGATAAAATAATGGAGGCAGTATGAGCGACATAATTCAAGGTTGGGACGCAATAGCAAAATACTTTCCTTATGCCCTCTCAACCGTAAAACAAAAGCACGCCCCCGAAATGCTCAAAGCTGGTTATGTATTCAGATCAAACGTGGATAGACCACATATGAAAAAACAACCAACCGTATGGACATTTAAAGAACTAATACTCGCTTACTTAAATACACTACAAGTAAAGAACGGTAAGGTATAAATTACGACATATTATTATGAAGAATAAACAAGAAATTAACTTTCCAACACCTCAAGACGCTCAAGAAGCTATCCTAAGTCCTATCACTAAAGCACTAACAAAACACGGTATTACATTAGACCAAACTTGCCAAAAGCTTAAAGAAAGCATGGAAGCAAAAGAGACTAAAGTATTTAATAACTCAGGTGAATTGATTTATTCTGATGATTTAATAGCCCACGGAATACGCTTAAAGGCAGTTATTGAGGCTTTAAAGTTACAACAGGCGTATCCTGCAGAGAAGCAGGAGTTAGAGATAACAGGCGTACAATTACTGGCTCCGGCGGTAAAGAAGCCAAAGAGTGCAGGTAAGTGAATAGGATAGTATGCGGCAAATAAGCATAAAAGAATTAAACAAACATTTAAGCCAAGAGCTAAACAATCTACCTTTTGAGGTTATAAAATATGGCAAGGTTATAGGCGTTATGGCTGAGAAAGGTACTGACCTTGCCCTAAAAGGTACTGACAATAAGCCTGAACAGGTTAAAAAGTGTGTACACAGCGTTAAAGGTACTGACAATCCTATTAAGAGGTTAGAGAAACAACTTGTTGAAGTTATTGAGAAAAAGCAAAGTACTGACAATTTAGAGGCACAAGTTAGCACGGGCGGGAGACGCTTTTACCCCCAACCAAAATTAAAGGATAAAAAAAGAGCATCAGTTTAATTAGTGCGATCCTGATGCAGCCAGAAATGGAAACGGTAAATTGAGGACTAATGTATTGTCGTGATGACAAGGCGAACGAAAAAACCAACTGACCGGTCTTGGCTTAGAGTAATTAAGCCTATAAGAGCGGACTCTCTTTAACGATAAAAGGGATAAACGGGATTCTAAACAATGCATCCAAACGAACCATTTAAAAATGGTCAGGTTTCTGGGAAGACCTAAATTCCAGAGCAAGGCGTCTAATCACACGATACGTGATGCCCGATAAAGCGAGGTTGGTTTTTCCCTTCGGGGTTTTGGCAAAACTATCTAAGTAAGATAGGGATGCAAGGAAATATGCTCTATTCTCTAAACTAAAAAAGTTGACATAATATTATGACCACTCAGTCATTATTGTAATAAGTAGCTAATGTAATTAGGAATTAGGTTGATAATACAAGAGGACATAAAAAGTTTACATAATACTGAAAAATATTATCAAAACGGACTTTATAATAATAATAATAAGTATTTAACAACGTCCACTTTTAAACATTATCAGACGTTATGGAAACTAAAATATACGATCCTATCCCGACCTTACTAAGATTTCACGAGTCAGGCTCACCAATACGGGTAGTTATCGGCCCCGTGGGTAGTGGCAAGACCACAGCGGCAACTTGGGAAGTATGTTATTATTTACCTAAGTTTATGTTTGATCAGTATGGTATTAAGAAGACCCGCTGGGTAATAATCAGGAATACTTATAGTGAACTAACCGATACGACACAGAGAACAATTTTTGAATGGTTTGACTGGGGTAAGCATTTAAAACAAAGAGAGATATATCTATTAAAGCACCCTGAAGGCTTTGAGGTTGAGTTATTATTCAGGTCATGTGATAGGCCAGAGGATGTTAAGAAGTTTAAGTCCCTTGAAATAACAGGCTATTGGATAGACGAATCGTCAGAGGTTAAAGACCAGATCAAGCTCATGCTCAAGAACAGGATTGGCCGGTTTCCTCGTAAGTGTCCTGTAAGGTTTGGGATTGAGACTACAAACCCACCAGACACAGAATCATCGACATACAGGGATTTCTTTCAGTCTCCCTTAGATGGTCATGAGGGCTTTCAGCAACCGCCAAGAGAGAACGAAGCTAACCTGAGAGACAGATATTATGATGACCTGATACAGGACTATGCACATAACCCCGACTGGATTTCAAGGTATGTTCTGGGTAAGTGGGGAGTAACGGTTCAGGGCAAGCCGGTATATAATAATTTCAAGACAGTCCTGCATGTAGCAAGGCAGTCTCTAATATATTCAGGTGGTATGTTATATACGGGTTGGGACAACTCTGGTAACTGTCCTGCATGTGTAATCATACAAGTACCCACAGCCGGACTCATACAAATCTTAGCTGAGTATCATACAGAGAGAATGGGTATAGTTGATTTTGGTGAAATGGTAGTATCGGATCGTAACCGGAGATGGCCAAATGCTGAGTATGTAGAATGGGGAGACCCTGCAGGATTTGCCAAGTTCTCAAGAACAGGCGGTGGGCTTACATCAAATTCAGAGCTATTGCAAGAAGTTGGCGTTATCTTAAAACCATCCGATCAAAACTGGGAAGCACGCAGGGAATCAGTTGAAACACAGTTAGGCAAGTTGTTGGGCGGTGAACCAGCAATGGTAATTGACCCATCATGTACCAGACTAATAAATGGATTTTTAGGTGGTTATTCATACCCTGAGCAGGGGACGACAGGCATATATGGATTAAAGCCGATTAAGAACAAGTATTCTCATATTCATGAGTCATTACAGTATGTATGCGTTATGCTTAACCGCAATGTCAGGATTGAGAAACGCAGTAAGTTAAAGCACGGCGCAGGCATACAGAACTGGAATCGCAGGACAGAGAGCAAACAAGACTATAGGGAGGTATATGTTGGATATTAATATAGAATACACGCCACCCGACAAGTGCCCTGGTTGCGGAGTAGAAACTAAGGATATAAAGAAAGAACATCCTGAAGGCTTGCTTATGTTTCCGATCCCTAACGCAGGCGTATGTCATTTTACATGTCCTAAGTGTTTTACGGTAATGATGAACAAGAACTGTTTTGAGAATCAGGCATTGATACGCAAGAAGATAAAGGCAGAGGAACAGTCAAGGATAATAAGGCCGAATATGAGGATACCGAGTAAAATAATACAATAGGAGATTAAGTCATGCCAACAGAAGCAACATTAACAGTAGCGATGAGCAACGAGTTTGGAGACATGTCAGACCCTAACAAGGTAATCTTAGACTGGCTGTCAACGGATTTAGGTGTAGTATCAATAGCGATATGTTCGACATATATAACAGCACAGGGCGTGTTCAAACCGCACCCAAAGAAGCTACAGGGCTTTTTGCGATCAATCGAGACTATACCAGGATTATTAGGTGATAAAACCACAACTGTTCCAACAACTTTATATGACATCACACTTTTAGACCCGTATGGTTATGACATATCTGGTGGTATCCTTGCAGACAGGAGTGCATCGGTTGCAGAGAAGGAAGTGCCGACAGAAGATTTGTACATAGATTCCGAATTAACATTGACTATTGCAAATGCTGGAAACGCTAAAACAGGCAGGATTATACTTGAGATAGGGGGATAATGCCGAAGCGTAAGCCAAAAGTGGTTAAATTAGTCAAGAAGCCGAAAATTAAGACTGTTAAACCAATCAAGGTTGTGATTAAAACAGTTAAGAAGCCAGAGCAACCTGACAGGGTTTCAGGGTTTACAAAAAGTCCATGGAGAAAGAAGTAATGCCAGAGGTTAAAAAAGGCGAGGATAGAAGCGCATATGTTCAGAGATGCATTCCAATAAGACGCAAGGAACACCCTAACGAACCTCGCAAACAGTCAATCAGGGTTTGCTTTGAAATGTGGC